GCATCGCTAGCCTCAGTACCACCAGCTATCATCGCAAAAGCATCTACTAAACCGCCGCCTATAATTTCACTTGCATTACCGCTAGCTATGCTTAGTACTTCCATTTGATAAGCCGTGCTACCTAAATAATCCTCAGCTGCCCCGGCACTTTGTTTTAACAAAACACCTAATACCTCTGAAAATGACTTACTTTCTATTTCAGCTTTAGTTAATCCCGTATTATATTTTGATAAACCTTTATTTGTGCCAACGTAGGCTTTGGCTAAATCATCTGCTACCGTAGCTAAATCTATGCCGCTAGCTCTGCTAATTGTTATTGCATCATTTAATAATGTTTGTGATTTTATTAATGAGCCCGTAGTAGTAAGTAGATTTTGAAACGCTGGCCTCAAAACGTCATCTGTTATACCAGCTGTTTTTTCTAAATCTGCTATAAACTTATTTATAGACGGGTTGGCAAAACCTATGCCTAGATTTTCTACAGCTCTACTTAAACGGTTAGCTGCTTTTTCGTCCTCACTAAATGCTCTTACAGCTGCTTTACCAAACGCTATTACAGCGCCGGCAGCAAAAGTAACTCCAATAGTTTTACCTAAACTTTTTACATTTTTTTGTAATTTCTTTACAGATTTTTCAGACTCTAAAAAGCCTTTGCCCGTAGCTTGGCTAACTATATTTATTAGTAATTCAGTAGCCATTATGCAGCCATTGTTTCTTCAAACTTTACTTTGGCATTTTCTATAGCTTTGATTACAGCTGCATTAGCTACGCCGTTGTCCTCTGCCCACGCTCTATACATAGCGCGGCCTGTTTGTTTACGGCTAGAGCTGCCTACCATACCTTTAGGCCTAGCATTGACTAATTTACCTGTACCGTTCAAACTGTCTATAAATTGTTTACCAGCGTTAGGGTTTAAGCTCTTAGAGTTATTTTTGCCTGTGCCTTGTATTCTGCCATCTCGGTTTAAGCGCCCGGCAGTTTCATATATTGCACCGCCGGCGTTAGTTTGTTGTACTCTAGCTAAAGATACATAACCCGATTTATTAGGTTTAGACGGTGTAACCCTGTAACCCAAACCGCGCTTAGCATCACTACTATTAAAAGTAGGGAACGCTCTATAATTACTTGTATCTATACTAGCTGTTTCTTTTACCCACCCGCTTAGTAATTGTGCGTCTGCCGGTATAAAGCCTCTAGCTCTAGCTACTACAGGGCGCAGCGCATTAGCCATTTCATTTTGAGTTTCTTTACCTAAATCTGGCATAAACTTTTTTAGTGCAAGTCTAAGCTCTAGGGCGTTTTCTACCTCTGTTGGCATCTTGCACCGCCTTTGCTCTATCGGTTAAAACTTTTAATATATTCTTAAACATAACATCATCTAAGTCTAATAAATATTGGGGCGCTATGCCGGTTTCTACCGCTATTTGTGCGATTAGATAGCCAAAGCTACCGCGCCCCACTATTCCAAAGGGTCATCATCTAGTACCTCAACTTTAGCTAAGGTTTCTAGAAACTCTGCCCCAAAACTTTTTACTACTTCCCCGCTAGTGCGTAAACACTCCCAAGCAAGCCAGTAAACATCACTTTGTTTTTCATCATCTCTAAAGGCTTTATGAAAACCTTTTTTTGCATACAGCTCAAAGGCGTACTCAATACGGGGCGTAATCTTATGCTCGGTTACGCTTCCGTCTGCCCTTGTTATTTTAAGTTTTGCCATTGTGTGCCCCTTTGTCTAGTTGGTTATGGTGTGGTGTCTACTACGATAGCTGAGTTACAGGTAAATGTAAGACTCTGCGTTGAAATATCCCCAACAGCGCCATTAATGTCTGTTGTATTGTTCACCAAAACCGTAGTTTGATACTCTGGATTTGTAGCCGATACCGCCGCGTTTGTTTGTTTTAGAGTTAGTGGCACGGTTGTACCCCAAGCGGCCTGTAAAGTCTGTAGCACTTCACCGGTTGCAGTATCGTTTAGAAAATCAATAGTAATAGTGCTAGCTTCCAAGCCTTTTACAAACTTATGCGCGGTATCGCCCATAGCTGTTACTTCAAGCTCATCAAAGCTACGGTTAATAGTTGCGCTAGTAACGTGGTCTGATAAATCCACGCTATTTAGGGTAACTACTACACCGTTAGATAGAAAAATTGCCATTTGTTATACCTCTGTTTCTTGTGTCGGTGTTTCTACGGGTGTTTCTTTTTTCTTTGTTTCTTTAACCTCTTTAGGCAATTCTTGCCCTATCTTGATTAGAAACGCTTTATCTGCCTCTGTAAGTGCCATTTTAACTCCAGCTCGTTAGTACGGATATTTGTAAATCACTTGTAAGCAAGTCGCCGCTAGGTAACGTTAAAACGTTAGGTGCAGTTACAGCGGTAACATTAAATACAATAGAGCTAGTAGCCAATTTATTAAACACGGCTACTATTGTGTCCTCTATGCCTTGTAGGTTGCCTTGATTATCAAACATAGGCACGGTCATAATTATTTTGAAATTAGCTAACGGTGAAATGCCGGCTTGTGAGTTATTGCTAGGGGTCAAATAAGGGTCTGCCGGGGCTACAACTACGCTGTTAGCGACTACGTTACTTGGCGGGTAGCTAAACGTACTCCAAACAGAGTTATTAGCTAAGGCAGCGGCTATAGTTGAGCGTAGCGTAGTTATGGCGGCTGGCATTATCCCACCATAGCGTTAGGCGATAAGTACGGTGCTAATAAACCGCGGATAGATGCCATTAAAGTATTAGACATCTTAAACGGGCTAGGGCTGTAACCGTCTACGCTTACGCCGCCGTTTTGTGTGCTGAAACGGCTAGTCCAGATATTCTCAGCTAGCATAAGTGCAGCTGCGTTTATAGCAGGCGTATTAGCGTAAGCCTGTGTTTTTGTATCATCACCCGTCATAGTGCCGCTAGGTAATACACGTCTAAAGTTTTGGTCAGCTGCCGTTTTTGCATACTGTATAAAACTAAAACCCTGTGGGTATTGGTAATAATTAAGTTGAAAATTAAAAGCTGGTAATAAATTACTTGTGCCAGCGCTAAAAGGTATTGTGCCGGTAATTGTATAAGTGCCATTAAAAGTACTGCCAGCCCCGGTTACAGTAACGGATTGACCAGTAGTAAACAGGCCGGGGTTGGCTATCATCACGGTAGCTACATTGTTTACTAATGCAGTTCCCACTACCGGGGCAGAGTCAAACCATAAAAACCCGTTAATTAAATCTTGCGCGGCTTGGCAAGTGTCCTCTATCCAAGTGTAGCTATCGTACAAAGTGCCAACGCCTAAAGATGCTTTTAACGTAGCAGCTGTAACGTAAGTAGCCGGCATATTTGTACCTTTCTTGGTAGGTCTGGCAGAGCCAAAGGGCTAAGGCCCTGCCAGACTATTAGTTAGTTATTTATCAGGTTTTCTTGTACTTGATAATACCGTTAGGCATTTTGGCAATAGTTGCCATAAAGCCGTAGATAGCTACTTGTACTTGTAGATTTGATACTACGTTTACAGACATATAAGCCTGTGGGCTACGATAAACAGTAAATGCCTCTGGCGCTAAAATAATAGCGCTATCATCATCAAACGTAGTAGCAGTAAAGTTTTTATCTACGTATAGGTCTAGACCCAATACAGAGCCGCGGATAGAGGTAGGTGCAACCTGACCCGCTGCGTTCATTGGCTGCAAAGCTGTAAATACTGGTCGCTTTGTAGTGTCTTGCGCTGAAATTAGAGCGCCCCATTGTGCAGGGTTAGCTAGGTAATTTGTCGCAAAGTATCCGGTATTTGTGTAAATGGTTTGTGCGCCTTCAGCTGCAAAATCTACAATACCGTCTAGGTCGGCTGTAGTGCTTGTACCGTTCATACCTGCTGCAAGTAGTGCAGTTAGTACAGCAGTATCAATAGTCTTTAGGTAAGCGTTTTGAAGTTGCTGTGTAAGCTCAGCATAAAAATTCGGTTCTGACCTTGAAAGCAATTCCACGCTGAGGGTATTCATACCTGAGTACTTGGATACAGTTCCACTTAAATACTGTGTAACCATACCTGTATTTTGAACAGCGCCGCCCTCAGCTTCAACTGTTACTACAGGTGCTACGCCTGCCTGTCCACCGGCTGACGTAACCAATGAGGGTACGCTTATGGTCATACCGCTAGCAGGTAATGTACCCTGTGAGCAAGCATCAATAGCAGGTGTGCCAAAACGGGTATTTGTTACAAACTCTGTTAGGTACTGTGTTGGATTAAATGCAGGGTTTGTAGAAAAATCATCATCTGCCGCTGTTACATATAGACGGCTAGTTTCATCACCTAGAGCAGCTTTAATTTTATGTTCTGTGTATGCACCCATATTTACAATAGGTGTGCGTACTCTTTGTGAGTTTAATGCACTTGGCTTAATAATTCTGCGCGCGGCTTCTACTGGTTGAGTAGCGCCCTCGGCTTCATCATCTTTATAGCTAACGCTCTTTAGCGTTACTGTTGCACCGTCTGGCAGGTAAGTGCCTTCCGCTGCTACTTCGTCCGGGGCTTTATCCACGGTTTCTCCTTTGGTTTCTTTTGGTTGGTTTTCATCTACTGCGTTTTCATTAGCAGCAATTTTCATAACCGCGGCGCTTGGAAATGCCGCGCTTTCTACTAGAGATACTTCTTTTAACGTAGCAGATAAAACTAATAAATAATCTTTTTCTTGGCGTGAGTCCTCTACCTCAACACCTACACTAAGGCCGTCCATTAATTTTTCTTGTGCTAGCAAAATTGCATCGCTACCCCTTGTGCTAGCACTAACCTTAAAACTGCCATATAACCCGCTCTTATTACTTGTAACGGTCTGCATACGGCCTACCGGCTTGCTGTTATCGTGTTGCATTAAAAGTTTTACTTTGCTTGGCTCTGGTATTTTTATAGAGTTTTCTGCAAAGACTACGCGCCCGGCGCTCGTGTTGCCTATTTCTCCGTACGGGGCGATTTTGCCTGCTATGGTTCTACGCTCTCCGTTATCTACTGCCTCTATGTTGCCGCTAAATGTTAATAGCATTTGTGGGCCTCTCTGTTAGTCCGGTGGGGCTTAATTCCTCCATACTTTGCGCCTGCTCTAAGTCAATTAAACCTAGATTAAGCATTTTCTCTATAGCTTCCAAACGCGCCAAAGTATCAGCGCGTAAAAATGTTTCATCAAGTGCAAAACGTACCTGATTACCGCGGCGCGTAATATCGTCCATACTTAAACGGTTTTCTATAGCGCTAATAAACGGCTGTAATGAGTAAGCTACAAACTCTTTGCGCCCGTCTACTATGTTTTGATAACTCATAGAATTGTTCATATCCGCGCTTATGTAATATGCCGGTACGTTCATTAAACGCGCTATCTCTGTAGCTAAATACTGTGATGCCTCGTTATACATCATTTCTTTAGGTGAATAACCGACAGTTTGATAATCTAACGTGCTAGTTAAATAAGCTGTACTGCGTGAGTTACGCGCAGCTTTCCAGCTAGCTAACAGCCCTTGTATTTGTGCCTCTGGTAAATCTGCCCCACTATTCTTAATAAAACCTGTAGCCATAGGTGTAGCAGCTGCAACGCTAGCCGCTTTTTGTATATCTAGCGCCGCTTGAATTGTGCGCCCGCCGGTTTCTAATACGCCGGGTAATAAACTTTGAAAAGTTACTAAAGAGCCCACGCCGCTATCTGGTACGCGTACACCATTTACAGAGTAGTAATCTACTTCATCACCGTATTGGTCTGTAGTTACCGTAACGCGTGTATTAGCTACCCACTCAAAACCGCTAGGCCTGCCATCGTCCTCATATAAAGACGTAACACGCCAATAGGCCACCCCGTACAAGAGTAAACTTTCCACGGTAAAACTTATGGTAACGCTGCGTGGTTGCCTTATGTCCGGTTGGTCTAGCCAAACGGGTGTTTGTAATTTACGGCCTGTACTTTTTTGTATTAGCTCTAAATCTATACTTGCAATTACTCCGCATATTAAGTTACGGCATCTACTCACCGCTGGTACTTGTAGCGCCAAGTTTCTATCTATAAACGGTACGCCGCTTGTATTGTATAAACCGCCAAAACTATAAACACCCGCGCCGTAAGTTTGGGCCATAATAGGCGGCGATAATTGCGCCTCTACGTCTTTTTTACGCAGGCCTATAGTTTGTAGTAATCCCATAGGGGCATTATTGCCTAAAAGTCAAGTATAGGTAGAGAGTTTAGCTTTGGGCGTGTCTAAACATATACTTTAGCCTCTGCTACAGGTTGCGCCAATATGTGAATAACCATAGCAAGGCCAATAGGTATATCTACAGGGCCGGCTGATTTACGCCTAACTATACGCCACGCGTCCGGGGTTTGTTTAGCCGCGCAGTTAGCCATTTGTTGTATAAGCGCATCTTGCCCGCTATGGCGCAGGCGGTCATTTACTAAAGCATCGTACATATCGCTACAGGCTTGGTAAAAGCTCTGCCCCGATACGTCCCGAGTTTGTACCCCTGCATTTTGTAGCCTTTGAGCAATACTGGCAGTAGTGTATTTGTCGTAACAAACTAAACGCGGGTAGTACATATCGGCCCATTTTTTAATACTAGCTGCTATTACCACTTCATCTACTGCTACCTGAGAGCTGTAAGTTTCTAGTACCGCTACCCCTATTTTGCCGTTAGGTAATAACTGGCCCATTACTAAGCTAGCATCTCGGCGGCTAGGGCTAACGTCAAAAGCAAAAACAGTAAGCGGCCCGGGGCTCATTTTTAGGTTTATATCGCTGCTATCCTCAACGCTTCCAAAAGGCCAGGGGCTCTGGAGGCTGTCTATCCATTGACTAAGGCTCTCTGTCCTAAATTGCTCTGTAGTCTGTACCGCTAGCGCTTCCTGTAAGGCTTCCTCTGTTATAAGTATTCCTAAAGCGGGGTTAGCAGCTGCCCACGCTTTACGGTCATCTAAGGCGCAAAATGGCGGGGCGCTATATTCGTAATAGCCTAAAGACGGCGGCGGGTTACTTTGGCAGCGCGTGCGTAATTCGTTAAGAGTTTCGGAAAAACCGTCGCCGGCGTTGCTACAAAATAGTGTTTGACTATTAGGCCTAGCGCGGGTTACAGGTAGAGCAGCTGCAAAGGCCTCCGGGTCTATTTCCCGTAATTCATCAATAAATAAAAAATCGGCGCTAGCCCCGCGGGCGCTATCTCTAGTCGCTGCTCTTACGTCTAACCTAGCCCCGTTTTTTAAGATTATGGCCTCATTACCATTAGTGTAAAGTATTTTTTTAAGGTCTTTTTTTAGTTCGGGGCTGTCCTCTATAGCATTGGCTACCTCTCTAAAAGTAGTAAGAGCCATAGACCTAGCAGAGCTTATTACTATGTGGTTACGCTCATTAAACAAAAACAGGCCCGCTAAAATACGCATACGCGCTAGATGAGTCTTACCGTTTTGCCTAGAGGTAATCGCAAGGTTTGATTTACGGATAAACATTTTATTTTTATCTATTGTGAGCATATCGTCCAAAACAAAGCGCTGCCACGGTAAAAGAGGCAACCCGATACGCTCTGCAAGCTCTGCAACCTCACCGCCCCTAGTAGGGCCTGATAACAAAACGTTATGCAGGCGTGGTTGCGCTAGCCCCCGGATAGGCTGTTTAGGTTTGGTAGTCATTAGTCTAAGGGCTGTTCAGGTT